TTAGATACAAAGTCCCAACATACTAATTCAAAGTCTGGTTGTACTTCTAAATGTCCTTCATTAGTTTGATTAACTGAGCCTGTTCCTCTAGAAGAGATACCAATAGTATGACCTGCTTTTATAATCTCCTTAACAATATTACCTGATGGAGTATTAAGTAGTTCTACTTTACCCATAAGATCATCTCCTTTCCACCATAAGTCTTTAACTACGTGGGAAGCATTTTTTAAAGATACGATTGGAGATTCTGGGTGATCTAGTTCTCCAAAAGCATTTCCTCTTTTAACGAATTCATCTACATACTTCTTAGCTTCTCTCATGAGAATCTCTTTTTTGTAAACTCTACCGTTTTGATTTTCTGCTTTAGCTCTTTGCATAACACCCTCTACTTCATAAACTCCAGGTCTCCCTTTCGCTTCTTTTAGTACGGACTTAAATGGCGTAACATCTACTAGTAATTGTGTCATGTGGTTCTATTTATTTTCCTTTAAGAATTTTCTAAGGTCGAAATTAGTGTTGTTTTCTCTTAATGTTCCGTTTACAGTTGGAGCAAATAAAGATTCTTTTTCTTCTATAGGAGCTTCTTGCATTTGTTGAGCATCAATTTCTGCTTTAGAGATTGTTCTAACTTTAGGTAGAGATACTTTAGAAGTGTATCCTCCTTTTATTACCGGTCTTAAATCCTGCTTAAAGGCAGCTTCTAAGGATGGAGAAATAAATGCACCTATCTTTAAACCTTCTTCGTTTCTAAATTCAGATGTTTTAGCAAATGCACCTGCAATTTTTTCTGCCATCTTATCATGAAATTGCTCTATTTCTGTTACAATATTTTCTAATTCATTAACTACTGGTTTAACGCCTGGAAAATTATCGTAGCCTTTTCCCCAATCTGATAGTTTGGCTGTAGCAGCTTCGTTAATAAGTGTTTTCTTGATAATGGATTTAATAGCTTCTTTAAGTTGCTCATCTTTACCCATTGCTTTTTTAATAGCTTTATCTTTAGCATGCATATAATCATCTCCATCGATGTCTCCATCTCCGTCGTGATCTTTACCTTTCTTTTCTGCTACTTCTTCAGATTCGTTTTTGTGGTGATGCTCTTCCATTGATACAACGTTCAGCTCATTAACAGAAAGGTTCTTAACAATCTTATTACTGTTCTTAAAGAATACATCATAATGAGTAACTTCTCCCTTTCCAGGTGCTGTTTCTACTAAAGTATGACGTCCATGTAGACATATACCGGGTCCTAGCTTTTCATGAAGTACGTGAGATGCACAATCATGTGTTAGAGTGGTAGAGTCTGAGTCAGTATCCATAGTGGATTGCTTTTCTTGTATTTTCATTTGGTAATTAGCATCAATGAATTGATTAAACTCCTCTAATGGATCTTCTCCTCTAGCTAAGTCACTATGATGCATTTTAATAAACTCTTGAATTATATCATTTAATTCATTACCAGGAAATACGTCTTTATAATGGTCTTTTATGTGTTTAATAATGTTCTCCAAGTTTTCTTTAACTAGTTTTAATCCTCTTGGAAGTCTTTTCTTTTCTAATTTTAAATCCTTAGGTACTCCGTTGTCTGATTCATCATCTGCTATATGAGCAGTAACATCTATTCCATCTCCAAACCCTTCTTTTAAGGTTGCTTTTTTAAGTCCGTTAAAAGTATCAACGTGATTGTTAGTAGTAACTTCTACTGCTTTATCATGTTTGTCTACTTTATCGGAATTTCCTGATATTAGATCTAGGTAGTGATTACAATTTTTGTCTAAATTAGCTTTAGCTTTTTTATATGCTGCATTATAGTCATCTTCTGTGATATGATCTACAGGAAGATTTACACCTGCAGTTTCTAATTCTACTCTTATTCCTCTATCTAAAGTATCTAAAGAGTAGTTAATAGGTTGTTCTCCCTTTTTGCTATAATTCTCTTCTGCAAGTACTTCTACCTTAGCTTTCTTAGCTTCTACTTTGACAGTTGAAGTTTCAAATAATAGACCTCTATTCTTTAATATTTGAACAGTATCGTCGTAGCCATTAAATTGACTGATATGTTGTGGGTGAGTTAAACGCATTTGTCTTACAAATTCTTTAGGAGACATTGCTCCTTCGTTTACAGCTCTATATTTTTCTGTTGTTGTTACTGTTCTCATTTATATATAATCTATAAGTTTAGTGCTTGTGGGCCTTTTAGGTCTCTTAACTACTTTTAAACCGTCTTTCTTTGATGATTTAGTTGCTTTATTTTTTGTTTCATCTGTACCGAATGCTCCTACATGTCCTTTAGCAGATCCTTGACCTGCTTTCATTGTAGCTCCTCCCGTATTTGTGGTACTAGTTTCTGTTAATACTTCTCTTACTAATTGTATTAGAATAGATCTTTTCATATTAGAATGTTTTTAGTTCATTAACTAAATCATAATATTGCATAAGATTAACTAAATGACTATCTTTAATTTTCTCTTTAGCACTTACTGGTTTGATAGATTTAGAAATTTCATCTAATTTAATCTTTACTACTTCGTCTTTAATTTTAGCTCCGTACTTATTGATTATATCGCTAATCTTAATAAGTTCCTCATTAACTATTTTACGTAAAGCAGAAGTAGATTCAACTGATGTAATAAAGAGTTTTAATATATTCTTCTGTTCAGGAAGGAGTTCTTTATAGTTATCGTTGAATTTTTCTAATAGTATTTTAAATGTTAATAATCTTAAATCTTTGTCGTATTTAGAATACTCCTCGATTAAACTTTCTTTAACATCATCTTTATCCTGTATAGTGGAAGTAAGGTGTTCTAAAATTGTAGTTTTATTATTTACTAAATCTGAAGGAGATACTATTGTTTTAGCATTCTGTCCTTCTAGTAAACAGTAAAGGGAAGCAAGTGCTTTATAGTCTCTAACTTGAATAGCAAAAAAATCATCTATATTATACGATTTCTTTATTTCAGCTACAAGAGCATACTTCTGTTTTTTAAGTTGCGACTGATCTAGTTTTCGAGATACCTCAGTTATAGTAGAAAGTATAGTTTCAGCTTTGTGCCTGTCTACTCCTCTATTCTTTAATATAAATTCATATAATTTGAATTCTCTTACTAGCGATGTTCTTCCTCCGAAGTGGTTCTTTAGTATACCTACAGCCTTACTATCCTTATTGTTAAGTGTATCAGCAGCTATCTGCTTTACTAACAATTCGAAGATAAGACCAGTATTACGTAATTTTGAGTGTTTTATTTTCATTCTACACGTTTACTATTATAAATATGGGTTAGTTTCCTAAATCTCTAATGTTATCCTCTTTTAACATTTCTGATTCTTTCACCGTATCTTTCTTAAAGACAATATCTTTGAGCATATCTTTATTTTTATGGTAAACTGTTTTAGTTGTTAGGCCTTCCATAACATTGTCATTGTCTGAAGGAAAGCCTCCATGCATGCCATGTGTCCCTAGAGGATCACGTCCTCCTAAGCCTTTATTAGTACCGTATATAGATGCCTTCTCAGTTGGTCTTCCTCCTTCTGGGCCTGGTTCTCCCCATTCAGGTGTTTCTTCTACTTCGGAATATCCAGGAGGTAAATCATCTGGTCCTCCGCCTTTCGGTGTTGAAGTAGAACGTCTACCGTACATAGAAGCAAGATCATGTGGTGTACCGTAAGAAGTACCTGATTTAGCAGGATCGTTTCCTTCACCTTCTATCTGTGCTATTCTGAATAGTCGTTTACTATCTTCTCTAACTAAGTCTCTCATTTCCATGTAAGCATCTTCTGATAGATCGAATATATTTTCATATATGTAGTCTGAAGAGAATAGTTTAGTGTCTTTCATTTGGTTTGCAAGATCTACCTTCTCTTTTAATAGAGCTATTTTCTCTTGTTCAAATATAATAGATGGAGTAGTTAACTTTAATTCAAAGTTAGTTAAACTCTCACCTGTAAATCCTTGAGTATATAAATGTACTAAAGCTATCTTAGTTAACTCTGATTCTATAATTCTTTGTATTCTCTCTACTGTACGAGCAAATCTAATATCTTCTGCTGCTAGAGTAGCTTTCCCGCTTAAATCACCTTCATATCCAAAGTATGCCTTAGGTATCTTTAATGCAGCAAATAACTTAGCTTGTAAGTACTGTACATCGTTTGTTCCATCGTACTCTAATCCTTTAGTAGTCTCAATACGAGTAGAAGTATCTCCTCCTCTAACAGGTAGATAGAAATCTTCCATCATATTCTGCATATTGAACTTTAAGTTATATTGACCATCAGATCCTACATAAGGAGTCTTTTTCATCTGTGTAATAGTCTTCTGCATAAAGTTCTCTACTTCATTAGGAGGTATATTACCTACATTAACGTAGAACATTCTTTTCTCAGGAGCTCTCATTATACGGTGTATTAACATCGCATCCTCCATAAGAGTAACTTGTTTATATATCTTTCTTGCTGGTTCTAAGTAAGAACGGCCGTAAGGTAGGTAGTTAGTATCTGATAGTAATCTAAAATGTGCTATTTCGTAGTTATCAAATTGTATTGTTTTAGCATCTCTTTTAGGTATATAATTAGGATCTTGAGAAGAAGCTAATCCATCAGGATCTAATTGAAAAGTTACACCTTGAGGTTTTTCAGGATCTAATCCTTCAAATCTTACCATATTATATACGGTATAAGGAATAACATTATAAACACCAAATTTCTCTGCTATCTCTAACTTTAAGAAAAAGTCACCGTGCTTACACATATTACGTGTCCAGCTCCATAAGTTAAATTCTATGTTAAGTACATCGTAGAATAAATTATATAGTACTCTTTGTATATTCTCATCTGATGATTTAATTCCTAGTACTTCATTCTTATCACTCTTTACAGTAGCTTCATCTGCTAGAATATCTAAAGCTGATGCTATGATAGGATCAGTATCCATTGCCTCATAATCAGAATAGAGTTGAATCCTTAATGTCTGATAATTTACATTAGGGTTAAATATATTTTTATTGTTGTATATATAAAGACGGCTAAATTTGTCCATCAGTGAGTTAGTCTGGTATTTACCAGTACTCTGTATATTGTTAGTATCAACTATCTTTAATTGATCCCCTCCGATATTTCTTACTATTACATCGGATGAAAATAATCTTGACAGTCTACTAAATAATGAGCGGTTCGCCATATTAATGTGTTTGTATTATATAAATAGTTAAACTAAAATAACCAGCGTAAATCTTCTTTCTCGCCGTTGTTAGTATCCATAAGATAAGGATTATCTAGCTGACTACCAACATTTTGTATAATAGCTTTGTTTTTTGAATTTAAATTAGTAAAAGAAGAGAGGGATGCTCGTGCTAGATCCATTCCTTGTTGTCTCAACTTTAATGCAGTATCTCTAACGTAGAGTGCGGTTGCGAAAGCAATAACTAAATCATCATTATATCTTGTTTGTGCTTGAGGTTTTCCGTTCTTCCAAACAAATACTCTCATTTCTCCGAGTAAACGTTTAGATTGTATTGTTGCTGATTTATCTCTTATATATTCTATTGCTTTAGCAATAACAAGAGGTCTAGTACGAACAGACATTGTAAAGCCAGGTACTAGCTTATCTCTCTCATACTTAGACATATAAGATTCAACTGTCTCCATATTAGAAGTAGTACTGTAGTAGAGGTTCTTATATTGACGTTCTAGTGCTTGTTCTATAGTAGCCCACCCAATATTAGCATTCTCTATAACTAATAGTGCATCATTATATTCTGATGCTATTCCTACTAGTACATTACCGAAATCTTTAGGTGATAGTTTACCTTTATATTCTGCTACCTGTACGCAATTTTCTACATCAAATATATGAAATGCAGAATAATCCTGTCCATCTCCTCGAGCTACATCTGCTACAACCATATACGATTTACCGTAATCAGCTGCCTCCCAAACCCATAGGTTACCGTCTGCTCCTCTTCTTTCCATTGGTTCAGATAAAGTAGTCTGTTCTATGAATAGCATATCATCTGGCTCAAATACTGTTTCACCAGAAGCTAAGAAGTCACAGTCACATTCTTGTCCTGCCATACGAGGACCTAAGTCTTTAGTCTGTTGTTCTCTCCATTCCTCGTTTCTTTCAGGATGTACTGTCCAGGGTAGTCTAATAGGTACAAATGAATTCTCTCCTGATTCTGCTTTCTCCCATGTCTGATGGAACCAATTACCTATGCCGTTAGGAGTAGATAAGGCCATACATTGCCCACCGGTAGCAAGTGTCTGTTGTGCAGCAGCAAAGGTTTCATCAATGTTATCTACAAAGGCTGCTTCATCAATTAATAGTAATGATACTGCTTCTGATCTTGCTGCATCTGCATTAGATGATTTTGCTTGTACTTTAGAGCCGTTCTTTAATCTAAGAGATAGTTTGTTTTTCTCTAATGCCGGTAATCTAAGCCATTTAGGTAGTTGATCGTACATAAAGATAACCTTAGTAACTAGGTTACGTGCGGTTGCTTGAGTTGTAGCTAAAGCTAAAACATTCTTATCTTTATGAAATGTCATTAACCATAAGGAGTATGCTGAAGCTAATGTTGATATACCTAACTGTCTTGATTTAAGAGTGATAAGGTATTGATTGTCTCTAAATAAATGTAGTACTTTTTCCTGAAAAGG